TACACTATGTAAAAAACAGTAACAATTTAGGTGCTTGCTATCCATATTTTGGTGGGGCTGCACAAGCAAATTATGATTTGAGTAGCGGAACTGTATACGCGAATAATGTTGGTAACATAATGGCATTTCAAAGCAATACCACGGGATGGGGAGTGTGGAGAAACGGAACCTTGGAAAGCACCACTAACACTATTGCAACACCAGACAACACCAATGTTGGTTATTCATTAGCAAGACAATATACTGTCAATAGAGCATCCAACATAGTAATTGCAGAGGTCATAATGGTGCAATCTACAGACACCACGACCCGACAACTCATTGAAGGCTATTTTGCATGGAAATGGGGACTGCAAGGCAGTCTTCCTGTGGGTCATCCGTATCTAAACTCAGCACCAACAGCATAAATATTATAGGAGAATAAATAAATGCCAGAAACATATGCAAGTTATGGAACAAATCTTACAAGTACAAATGAAACAACAGTTGTTACAAGTGTAACTGGTACTTCAATAGTAAGTGCAATACACGTTTCCAATGTTGATGCATCAAATAACTCATCAGTTACAATTAAATTGTATAAAGGGGCAACTGGTTATACTATAGTAAATTCTGCTGCTGTACCAATTCAATCTACTTATCAGGCATTAGATGCACCAATACCATTAACTACCGGAGATACTATCAAAGTAACCGCTGGACACGCAAACAGGTTAAATGTAATAGTTTCTGTTTTAGAAATAACATAAGGATAAATATGGCTTTAAGACAAATCATACAACACCCAACAGGCACATATTCGGAATATTGGAAAGTCCGTTCAATAACAATCAATCATACAGAAAAAACAGGTACGATTATTGTAGATGGATATGTATCTCAGCAAGCAAGAAATGACAACAAAGTGCCCCTAGATGAAAGAACAATACCGATATCGGAATATGATACAAGATTTTCTCCCTCCGTTATCGATTCTTTAAATATGAATGAGGTAAAGGCATCCTATTTGTTTTTAAAAGATACAAATTCAGAATTTTTAAATGCGGAAGATACATAAAATATGCCAAGTAATTTTCCAAATAATCCATCAGTAGGAACCACCCATACTATTGATAATATAACTTGGAAGTGAAATGGTGTGTCTTGGATTGCTGCTACCGTAATCACCAATACAATTTCGTGTGGTGATTAGTTTACCAACAACAGTTTTTTCAAACGGAACTGCTGTAACAAGTACAGGAAATCTGTCACAGATAGCTATTGAATCACAATTTTCATTAATCTATCAATATATTTTAATAATAAAATTTATAATTTGATTCGACTCTTCTTCGATGTTCTATTGGTAAATAATCTTCAGTCAGCAACTTGATGCATGCTTCTTTTCCTACTTCTGTTTGTTTTGCATAATATGCTGTAGCTGCAATTTCATCATAAATTTTCCATAAGTAATCTTCTTTGTGAATAAACAGTTTTTCATAATTTATTTTTTTGTTTTTTCCCATCGATGCAAACATGTACGCTGATTTTGGTTTTCCTTTTTCTCTTAAAAATGAAGACGCCAGAACAAGATGTTCAACTCTTTCCTGGTCTACTTCGTGTGCATTTATGCATGCTTCTATAATCAATGATTCTGATTTTTTTAATTTTATTCTGCATTTTATCACTTTAAGCCAAGAATAAAAAACTTCATCTTCCCATCCTTTCATGTCTATTCTCTTTAAATATTCTTTTTCTGCAGCTTCAATCATGTTGGCATCAAAGAGTGATTGTGCAGCATAAAATTGATTTCTTGGATTGTTTGGATTTTTTTCAAGTTCTTTTTTTAATATAAGATAATCGCTGAAGTACTTGCTTCTTGCGTCCTCGTGCTGTTTTGTTCTATTGCCGTCTCTGCTTGAGACCCATATGTAGTTCCCAGTTATTTTTCCTATTTTGCAGTTACCTTCTGCGTATGGGTATTCGTGTATTGGTTCTTTATATTCCCATTTTTTATTTTTTACATTAAATATTTGTATTCTTGGATAGTTTAGTTCAGAATTTCCTACATTTACCTTATAGGCATCAAGTGATGAATCAAGGCACGAAAGGTCTATTTCTCCTTGTATCCAATCATCTGCATCGATCATGATGACCCATTCTGTTTTGTCATAACATAGCTGAAGGGCGGCAGTCCTGTTATGGCCAAAATTTACCCACTGATGATCGTGTATTTCTCCTAAAATTCTATAATTATTAAAAAAGTTTGTTATTTTATTTTTTGTTCCGTCTGTGGATCCGGTATCACATATTATAAAATAGTCAATCTTTTTGTATATAGACTGTAAACACCTTTCTATGATAGCTTCTTCGTTTTTGACTATCATGCATAGCGTAATTTTATTCATAACAAATTTATCGTTTATATTTTAAAAATAGGAATATTTGCTAATATTTAATAAATATCTGTATGCCAATTATAAATTTTCCAACATCTCCATACTATGGACAATCATATAGTTTCAACGGCAGAACTTGGTCTTGGAATGGATATGCCTGGGATGTTTCTACTTCCACTTCTGGTGGTGGTAGTGGTACTGCCGTTCAGTATCTTGACCAGTTAGCGGATGTTTCAATTTATGATCCTTATGTTGGCCAAGCTTTGATTTTCAATGGCAATGAATGGGTAAATGATTATGTTGATATTCCTAACTCAGTTTGGGAAAATGTAGAAACAACAACTGCTACAGATATTAATGGCGTTCCTGCAGGCACTTCATTAATTGGATTAACTCCAATACAGGTTTTGGAAGAAATATTATATGCATATCAGCCAGTAACATTGAGTGCTTTCTCAATAGGCTTGTCTTCTACTTTTGAGATAGGTCAAACTGCTGGAAGTGGTTCTGCGACTGCAACATGGTCAGCAACAAATAGTTCTAATATTGTTACAAACGGCATGGGGATTTCTTACTCTGGTGTATCTTCTGGGGCTCTTGTTTCTGGTCAACCGTATTCTTCAGGATCTGGATTATCAATTGTGCATCCAGCATATACAAGTTCGACAGTTGGCGCCACTCTTACATTCACGTTAAGTGCGGATCAGCAACAAGGTGCAGATGCTACTCGTACAACATCATCTAGATGGTGGAGTAGAATGCATTATGGTAAGTCTACAAATGCGTCTTTAACTACATTTATGGGAGGAACACTCTCTGGCGGTAGTAATAATCTTATATCGAGTGCGTCTTTTCCGTCTTCTTCTTTAAGTTTAGGAGCAGTAAATGGTTATGTATATATATTTGTCCATAATAACTATACAATTTCTTCTTTTGCAATAGGTGCTACAGACGTTTCAGGAACATTCTCTATGGTTGGAACTCAAAGCATTACAAATACTTATGCAGCAACTGCTACATACAAAGTTTATAGGTCTACAAATCAATTAAATGGAGATTTTACGCTAAGCGTATCATAATCATATGCCAATATCAGGAACCGTCACAGTCTCTGGAATAGTTGCGCCTACATCTACTGGCGACACATATCCGGTAACAGACCCTAAATACGGACTTGGTGGATTAAGGTCTATTACTGGAGGAGCAGGAGATGCTCTTACCGACATCCCCGCTGCTCGCAGAGAAGAAGGAATGTTAGTATACGTGCAAAGCACAAGTAAATATTATAAATTAGTTGGTGGAACAGCTGATATTAACTGGACAGAATTTGTCTTGCTTCCAGTTGATGTTCATGGAAACGTTTATATTACTGGTAATCTTATTGTAAGTGGATATATTGAGACCGACACTGGAATACAAGGTAATCCATATGATGCTCCAGAATATTTTCATGGAATTGATCTTGATGGAGGAAGTTATTCTTAAATAGGATAATATTTAAACATACAGAAATTTAAATGGAGTTTGAACGATGGCAACTAATCCAACAATTCAATTTAAGAGAAAAACAAGCGCAGCTGGAGCGCCTGCTTCACTGTCTGCTGGCGAACCAGCATTTAATACAGTTTCAAACTTCCTATATGTAGGTAATGGTTCTGCGGTTAAGTGGGTTGGTGCCGAGATATTAGATCATACTACAACTGCATTTACAAGCACAACAAGCCTTGCTACTCGTAAGGCAATTGGTGACATATTTGCTCCATTAAGAAGTCCAGTTTTTGAAGGGACTATTACTGGAAGCGCTCTTTCTTTGTCTAGTACTGTTAGTACTTTAATTGTAGGATCTACCAACGACGGTGGTGTATTAAGTTTTGGTCCAGTTGGTGCTGCAGTTCAAATTTATGGATCTCTTACGACAGGTAACCCTCTTTCTTCTATTAAGGTTGCAAATGTAACTTCTCCAGGATTTTCCACATTTCCAGCTCTTGTTTTGACTGGCATTCAAGACTTGGGGGCCACGCTTGGAAGTGATGCGCAGATAACCATATCTGGCTCTGCTGCAGGAATTAGTAAGCCTACTTTAGTTAACATATCTGCTAATGAAACACTTTTGTCTGGAGATTTAGTAGTAAAGGGCGGAGATATATTCACTACTGCAACTACATTTAATTTTGTAACAAATACTGCATCAACAATAAATATAGGGACTACTTCTGGGAGTACAATAGTTATAGGAAATTCTGCTGGTACTGCTACAATAAGAAATGCAGCTACTGCAATTAATGGAACTCTTAGTGTCACAGGTGATGCAACATTTGTTGGAGACATTGCTGTTAGAGGTGGAGACATCACGCTGCGAGAAAAAGGCGGAGGCACTGATGATATTACAATAGCAGCTCCTTCTGCAGTGAGTACAGGAGGAGTGACGTATACGTTGCCTGGTGCGTATCCAGGATCTTCTGGATATGTACTTCAGGCTGACACATCTGGAAACATGTCTTGGGCAGCACCATCTTCTTCTGCTAATGTTGGAGTAACTGCAACAAGCGCTAGTCAAAACTACAAGATGTTATTCACTGACATTAATGCGACAAATACATCTGCTGCATTGTTTATTGATACCACTTCTGGAATAATATTTAATCCATCAACAGATGAATTAATTGTGAATGGCCCACTTACTACAAATGGATCACTCTCAGTCACGGGTAACGCTACTTTTGCAGGTAGTATTCTTGCTAACGGTGGCACTATCACAAGTAGCGCTACTACATTCAATTTACTCAACACAACAGTCACTAATGCAAACGTACTCGATGCTGCTACAACATTATCTATTGGAAATAACGTAAATGGTACGCAAAATGTAAACATTGCTAGCGCTTCAGGTAGTGCAATAAAAACTTTAAATATTGGTGGATCATGGGCTTCTTCTGGCCTTGGAGAAACAAATATTTTTATAGGTCAAGCAGGTAATGGAAGCACATGGTTACAGACTTCTAACTTAGGAATTCTTTCTTCAACAATCACTTCTAATCAGTCTACTTTAAGTTTATTTAACACTACTGTAACCAATGCAAACGTTTTAGGTGCTGCTAACACAATTATATTAGGTGGTACAGGTGGCACTGCTACAATTCGTAATGCTGCTACAAATCTCAACGGTACACTAACTGTAACTGGTGTCTCTGTGCATCAAGGTGCTGGACACTTTAATAGTACACTTACTGTTACTGGTGCATCTTCTCTTATTGGAGACGTTACTGCAACAGGTGACATAGCAGTTAACGGTGGAGACATTACAAGTACTGCCACTACATTTAATCTTCTTAATACAACTGTTACTGGTCTTAACGTAGCTAGTGCTGCTGGCACAGTAAACGTTGGAACAAGTGCCACGGCGGTTAGAATTGGAGCAAATGGCACTGGTGGTTTAATACTTGGTAATTCTACTGTTTCTGGTCTTTCTACCACTCAGAATCTTTATAATACAACAGCGACTACTATTAACTTTGCTGGAGCTGCAACATCTCTTGTCATGGGAGCTCTCACTGGAAGTACAAATGTTCGTAACACTTTTACAGTTGGTCAGGGTGGAGGCGTTGGTGGCACAATAAATACGAACTCCGTCAGTGGAACAAATCCTCTTACTATTACGCCAACTGGAAATTTAAATCTTACAGCAGTTCCTTTTGCAAATGTGGGCGGAAATTCTCCACAGTTAACAATTCAAGGCATTGATCAGGCAGCAGGTTTATCTATTTTCTCAGGTGGAAACCTATACTTGGGTGCTAAGACGGATGATACTCTTGATGTTACTCCAGTAGACCTTACATTTGGATGGACCACTGCAAATATATTAACAACTACCTCAGGAACAACAGCAAACGTATTTAACACAAATGCTACAACTGTAAACGTAGGTGGCGCTGCTACTTCTCTTGTTATGGGTGCTGCATCCGGTACGACTACTATAAGAAATGCTGCTACAAGGTTGAATGGTACTCTTACCGTTACAGGTGCTACAGTAATTCAGGGAGCATTGTCTACTAACGGTGCTCTTACTGTCACTGGTGCATCAAATTTACAGGGCCTAGTAACAATTTCTGACAATCTTACAGTGAATGGTAATGCTGAAATCAAAGGTACTACAATTAGTAGTTCTAGTGCTACTTTCAATCTTCTCAACACAACAGTTACCAACGCCAACGTACTTGGTGCTGCTAACACTATTATACTAGGTGGCACAGGTGGCACTGCTACTATTCGTAACGCTGGTACCAATCTCAATGGTACTCTTACTGTTACTGGTGTCTCTGTTCACCAGGGTGCTGGTTCATTTAATAGTACTCTTACCGTCACTGGTGCCACAACACTAAATAATAATCTCACAGTGACAGGTGCATCTACTTTGCAAGGCAACGTAAACATGAACGGTACCCTCACCGTTACTGGTGTCTCTGTTCACCAGGGTGCTGGTTCATTTAATAGTACTCTTACTGTTACTGGTGCCACAACACTAAATAACAATCTAACCGTTACAGGCGCATCTACGTTGCAAGGCAACGTAAACATGAACGGCAATCTTACTGTGACTGGTGCTACAACGTTGCAGGGTGCAATGTCTGTTTCCACTACTATTTCCAGTGGTTCTACTACATTTAACTTATTAAATACAACTGTAACTGGCCTAAATATAGGTGGTGCTGCTAATACAGTTAACATAGGTTCTACTACTGCTATTATTAATCTTGGCACTGGGACAACAGGTGCAACAGTAAATATTAAAGGAAATCTTGTAGTAGAAGGTTCTACTACAACGGTAAATTCTACCACTGTTACCATAGACGACTTGAATATAGTGCTTGCTGATGGTCAGACTACTGCGGCAGGAGTTGATACCGGCGGCATTAATCTTGGCACCTCTGGTATAAACTGGACGTATGTGCACGGTGGTGGTACTTTTGCAAACTGGACATCAACTACTAACGTTGATTTAACTACCGGATTTGCATATAAGATCGGCAATCAATCAGTGCTTTCTTCTTCAACTCTTGGGGCATCTGTTGTCAACTCTTCGCTAACTCAAGTTGGAACAATTGCCACTGGTACTTGGCGTGGTTCTGTGATAGCTGCAAACTGGGGTGGTACTGGGTTTGGCACGTACACTGTTGGTCAAGTTCTTTATGCAGCTACAACAACAAGCTTGGCACAATTGTCCGCTGCTGCAACTCCAGGCTCTTTACTTGCCAGTAATGGTGCAGGTGTAGCCCCAGAATATAAATTTATATCTCTAAGTAATGGTTCAGTTACTTCTTCTTCTGGAACATTAACTTTAAGTATACAAAATGCTGCAGCAGACGGCTCAACAAAAGGACTTGCGTCGTTTAATTCAACTCAATTTGATGATTCATCTGGTTTGATTACACTCGATACAATTGACGGCGGAACTTACGCATAATATAGCAAATAATTTACAATAAATGACGACAATTGTCGTAATTTTATTGTATTTCCGATAAACTTTTGGAGGTTTTATGGAAGAAAAATTTGCATTTTATGAAAACTTTTACATCCCTTTATTGAAAAAGCGAATCGCAGACATGAGTGTTGCTATACCTGAGATAGAAGCAACTATTTTGTTTTTTAAAGATAAATGTGCTAAGCTAGAATCTGAAAATGCTTTATTAAAAGATCATATCAATAAAATTTCTAATGATAATTCATTAGATTATAAATAAGGTAAATTTATATGGAAGACATGAATAAATTTTATGAAAGCAATCTCATTCCATTTTTTCGGGCAAAGCATTCGGAAATGTCTCTGAGAATTATAGAGCTCGAAGCCTTTACTTTGTTTCAAGATGAAAAAATAAAAAAACTTGAAGAAAAAATAAAACAAATGGAAAATGGACAATTTTTAAGTAATCAAGATACATCTGCAAGCGCAGTTAATTCTAATAAAAAGAATAGAAAACAAAAGCATTGAGTCTAGTGAATGGCAACAAATCCAACTATTAAACCAAGACGAGGGACATCTGCACCTGGTGCTGGAGCTATTACTCAAAACGAATTAGCAGTTGACACAACCAATAAGCGTATATACATAGGCGCAGCTGATGGCTCTGGTACATTAATTGGGTCTGCTCCTGGCGGTTCAAGCACGCAGGTTCAATTCAACGATGGAGGAAACCTAGGTGGTAGCTCTGGTCTTATATTTAGTAAAACTTCTTTTGATTTAACTATTGGCGGAGATCTCGCAGTAAGTGGTGGAGATATTACTACTACCGTTACTACATTTAATTTACTCAACACAACTGTTACTAACGCCAACGTGCTTGGTGCTGCTGATACTATTGTGATTGGTTCTGCTAATAATTCTACTACAATTAGAAATGCAATAACTGCAATCAACGGAGCATTAACTGTTACAGGTAATGGAACATTTGTAGCAAATATTCTTGCTAATGGTGGTACAATCACTTCTACTGCCACTACATTTAACTTATTAAATACAACGGTTACTGGTCTCAATATAGGCGGTGCTGCAAATACAGTTATATTAGGTGGCGCAGGCGGCACTGCTACAATTCGTAATGCTGGTACAAGTCTCAACGGCACCCTCACCGTTACTGGTGTCTCTGTGCATCAGGGTGCTGGTTCATTTAATAGTACTCTTACTGTTACTGGTGCCACAACACTAAATAACAATCTAACCGTTACAGGCGCATCTACGTTGCAAGGCAACGTCAATATGAACGGCACTCTCACTGTGACTGGTGCTACAACGTTGCAGGGTGCAATGTCTGTTTCCACTACTATTTCCAGTGGTTCTACTACGTTTAACTTGCTAAATACCACAGTTACGAATGCAAACGTATTTGGTGCTGCTAACACAGTTGTTATAGGTGGTACTGGTGGAACTGCAACTGTGAGAAATGCTGGAACAAACATAAACGGTACTCTCACTGTTACTGGCGCAACAACTTTACAAGGTGCCTCTACGTTGCAAGGCAACGTCAATATGAACGGCACTCTTACTGTTACTGGTGTATCTAATTTTGTTGGAGTTTTGACTGCTAACACCATTACCACAACCAGTTTCCTTGCTGCCACAGTTGGAGGAGATGAAGGCGGAGAAATATTATTAGGAAAAGCGGTAACGAACACCACTTTAAGTGGAACTGGCGTTACTATTGATGTTTACCAGAATAGACTAAGATTCTTTGAACAGGGTGGCGCTGCTAGGGGTTATTACCTTGATATTTCTAATGGAGGGGGAGGTGCCTCCACTCAAATAGGAGGCTCCGCAACTGCTGCTGGTTCAAATACTCAAGTTCAATATAATAATGGTGGCGCATTTGCTGGATCTGGAAACTTTACATTTGATGGTTCTGGAGTAAATGTAAATGGCATTATTTCTTCAGGCTTAGGCATCTCTACAAGTGCTACTACATTTAATATAGCCACCAATACTGCATCTACTATTAACATAGGTACTACATCTGGAAGTGCAATAAATATAGGCAATGCTGGCGGAACTACTACAATAAGGAATGCTGGTACAAACATAAACGGGACTCTGACCGTTACTGGTGTTTCAGTACATCAAGGTGCGGGTGCTTTTAATAGTACACTTTCTGTTACTGGTGCATCTACTCTTATTGGTGACGTTACTGCAGGCGGCGACATTGCAGTGAACGGTGGAGATATTACAAGTACTGCTACCACATTCAACTTACTTAATGCCACCGTTACCAATGCAAACGTACTTGGAGCTGCTAACACGGTAGTTCTAGGTGGCACAGGTGGTACGACGACAATTAGAAACGCTGGAACAAATATAAATGGTACTCTTACTGTTACTGGTGTCTCAGTGCATCAAGGTGCTGGTGCTTTTAATAGTACACTTTCTGTTACTGGCGTCACAACATTGCAAGGTGCTTCTACACTACAGGGTGCAGTAAATATGAACAGCACTCTCACCGTTACTGGTGTTTCAGTGCATCAAGGTGCTGGTGCTTTTAACAGTACTCTTTCAGTTACTGGCACATCTACTCTTATTGGTGACGTTACTGCAAGCGGAGATATTGCAGTAAACGGTGGAGACATTACTTCCACTGCAACTACGTTTAATTTACTGAACGCTACCGTTACTGGTCTCAATATAGGTGGTGCTGCTAATAGAGTTGTATTAGGTAATACAGGTGGTACCGCTACAATTAGAAATGCTGGTACAAACATAAATGGTACTTTAACCGTAACTGGAGCTACTACTCTGCAAAGTACTTTAGATATTGGTGGCAATGCAATATCGTCTGGATCAACTACCTTTTATCTTTTAGATACTACTGTTACCAACTTGAGCATTGGAGGTTCTGCCACTTACGTTTCTATTGGTGCTGCTTTTTTGCCCGGGCAAACAATTATTCAAAACGAAACATTTAGTGTTAAGAGTAGTAATATTAGTCTTTTTAATGATTCTGTTACAGGTGTCTATGCCAGCAGCAAAGCAGGAACTTTTTGGACATTTACGGTGGGAGAGGGAAACGTATTCCTTATAGAGCCAAGCGCTTTTGCATATGACAAGCCAGATTTGGCATTTGGAGGTATGACAAGTACATTCATTGGTGACTATAGTGGCAATGGAAATGGCACTTTGATAGGAGTTTTAGATGGTACCCAAACTATTAATTTCACTGGCAACTTAGCAGGCACAAGCGGTTCTCTTGGTATTTATAGTCATCTTATTCTTGGTACAAATTCATATGAGCTTAGGTTCTACGATGCTGATGGCTCTCATTTCGTTGGATTTAAAGCTCCATCTACTGTGACCGCTGATAATACATGGGTACTTCCTGCGCAAGACGGTTCTGCTGGTCAATTGTTAACTACAGATGGAGCCGATAACTTAACTTGGACATCTCCACCAGCATTAGATTTGTTCTTATTCTCACAAGGTATTATTTAATAGGAGGAAAATATCATGGCCACTACAGCGCAATATACGGCACAACCTTTAGTTGAATGTACAACTACTGTCAGTGCTGGTTCTACAACCATTTCCACTGCACTTTCTACATCTGCAGCTAATGGTGTTGGTAAAAGAATTTTAAGAGTGTATTCTACTATAACAGGTACTAATACAGCAGGAAAATTAAGTCTTTACATTACTGCAAGTTCAAATGACTTTTTGATTGCAGAAAGAGCAGTTGCAGCGAATACGGTTAGTGCTACAGCTGCTGCACTTCGTGTTGAATTTCCAGAAGCAGTTGGCTTAGTTTTGCCTGGAGGCAGTACAACATCATTAAAACTTGTGAATGGAGTAAACGTCACAACGAACAACGTTGTTGAAAGCGGATTGTTATGAATCATGGTTTTTATGGATTTCCTAATAAATTAAATTTATCAGAAAACGCCATTGAGCAGTTCGATTCTAGCGGTGCTTATTCTATATTGCCTGGAGCAAAAAAGCTTTATATATTTGCAGTAGGCGGCGGTGGTGGTGGTGGTGGTGGTGCTCGGCAAAGCGGTAACGCATACGGCGGCGGTGGTGGTGGTGGTGGAGTGATGATATTAAAAGAGTTTTATGTTTCTGATCTTGGAGGTCCGGGTCAAACATTGTTTATCACTATTGGAGCTGGCGGAACAAGTGGTGCTGCTGCTGCCAGTGATAGTTCAAACGGCAGTAATGGTGGCGCAGGTGGAGCTACTCAAATCAATATTGCAGGGAAGCCAGGTGCGCTTATATATTGCCCGGGTGGAAATTTTGGATCTGGAGGCACAACCAGCGGTGGTACTGCAGGGCAAGGCCAGTCATGTTTCATAGAATCTTATAGTGTTACTGGTGGCCTTGGATCAGGATCTGGAGGCGGTATTACTGTGGCAGCAATTTATTCTCATGGGGGCGCTGGTGGGGGATGGAAAATATCTGGTAATGGCAGCAATGGCGGCGCAATAACATTGCAAGGTACGTCTGTTTCTGGGATTATGTCTTCTTTACAGGCAAGAGCAAATAACGTATATAATGGAGGTACTGCTGAGTCATCAACAAAGCCATTTGATTCTTATCAACATATTCTTGGAATTATGTCCCCAGGATTTGGTGGTCCGGGTGGTGGAGGTGGTGGTGTAACTGCATCTAATGCTGGCGGTAATGGTTTTAGAGGGTCAGGGGGTGGGGGTGGTGGAGCATCAACAAACGGAATTGCTGCCAGTGCAGGTGGAGTTGGTGGAAACGGATACGTAGCAATATTGGCGATATATTGAAAAGGAGTTTATTTTATGAGATGGGCAATTATAAATTTAGAAACTAATACTGTTGAAAATGTTATAATTTGGGACGGAAACGGTCAAATTTTCCCTTTTGATGCAAATCAGCTTATTCACTTACAAGATGATGAACGATGTGAAATTGGCGCTATTTTTGATCCAAATTCTTCTCCACGATTTATAGAACAACAGCAAGTATGAACCAAGGTTTTTTTTCTAATTTTTCTTCAAATACTCGTCTTGATCCAGACTCAGAAGACGTTGTTTTATTCGATTCCAGTGGTGCTTACAAGATACTTCCTGGTGTTCGCATGCTATTTATATTAGCTTGTGGCGGCGGAGGTGGCGGCGGCGGTGGTGGAAGATACGCGTCTGGTACTAATTCCTTTGGTGGTGGTGGTGGTACAGCAGGGGCAAATGTTTATACGTATTTTTTAGCAGAAGATTTAGGTGGATCAAATAGTATTTTGTACATAACTATTGGCGCTGGTGGTACGAGTGGAGCTACTGCAGCTAGTGATGGCTCTGCTGGAGGAAGCGGTGGATCTGGCGGCAGCACTTCTATCAGCTTGAATGGTTGGCCTGGCACTTTATTAACTGCTTTAGGCGGCGGTGGTGGGGCTGGAGGAAGTAACACTTCTGGCACTGGTGGTACTGCAACTTCTCATTCTTTTTATGGTTGGTTGATTACAGCTACTTCTGGTGGTGCTGGTGGTGGGTCAAGTGGCAATGGTGGTAGTATAACTGCAAATATCATTAGTGCGGGGCATCAGGGAGCTGGTGGTGGCGGAAAAAGTTCTGGCGGTACTATTTATTCTGGTGGAGATATTTTAAATACCGGCGCTACCACTGGTGGCATGGCTGCGCATCCAGATATTGCAAGAGGCTCTGCGATATTAGCTGGCGGAGGATCTGGTTCTGGCGGTGCTTCTAACACCAGATTTCATTTGACTGGTATTTTTACTGGAGGATTGGGCGGTGCAGGCGGTGGGGGCTCAACATTGGTGGCTGGTGGAGCTGGCGGTTCTGGATTTCGTGGCGGCGGCGGCGGCGGCGGTGGTGGTTGTCAAAATGGAAGTGCTTCAGGTATTGGTGGTCGTGGTGGTAGTGGTTATGTTGCAATACTTGCGATAAGGTGACTTATGAACAATGGATTTTATGGATTTCCAGGTATAGTCGGAACCAAATTTATAGAAGCAGTTCAATTTGACACTACTGGTGTTTATACAATTCCGAGAAACTCAAGAACTTTATTGGTGTATGCTACTGCTGCGGGCGGCGGCGGTGGTGGTGGTTTTAGAGGGGCATCATTAGGCAATGCTGCAGGCGGTGCGGGTGGTGGCGGTGGTGGGTGGACATTATATAGATTATTACTAGATGAATTCCAAAATTTTTCTGGCAATAATGCTTCTAGTGCATATAGTTTTTCTGCATTACTAATCACTATTGGTGCAGGAGGTACTTCTGGGCCCGCTTCTGCTAGTGATGGTGGTGCTGCTACCGCCGGTGGTACGGGAGGAAGTACTACAATTTCTTTTCTTGGTTCTAGGGGTAATTTAATTCTATTGCAAGGAGGCGCAGGTGGTGCGGCGGGAACAGCCGCATCCGCTTCAGGTGGTGCAGCTAGAGTATCAGCAACTTGGGGGTATAACACCGTATCAGCGATGGGTGGAGTGGGTGGCTCTGGTTCTACTTCAAAGCCATCTAACGTTTCAGTTGGTCATCCGCAACAAACGCAAGTTTTGTGGAACGGCGGTGGTGGTGGTGGTGGATATCTAAACTCTTCTGGCCTTGCTGCTGCTGGTGCAGATATTACTTTGTATAGCGCCACATCATTTACCACTTTTGGAACTCCTGGATTGGCGCGTAGTGCAACAATAGCCTCTGGAGGGACAGCTGCTGGGGTCGCTCCCACTCCTACTCCTACATTTAACATATGCGGTAAATTGTCGCCTGGATTCGGTGGTGCTGGCGGTGGAGGCTCTGCTCTTGGCGGTGCCACTGCGGGAGCAAATGGATTTCGTGGTGGCGGTGGTGGCGGTGGTGGCGGATCAAAGTCTGCAGTTACTGCTGGCGCTGGTGGCGTTGGTGGTAATGGCTATGTTTGCATCGTTGCTTTTGAATAATGATAAAAAAATATATTAAAGATTTTTATCCACATCCAGAATCAAATGGATATGGCATTGAAAGCGCATATAGAAGGTTCGAAATTCTAAGGCCTCTGCACTTTGATTCTGTTTTAGACGTTGGTTCTGGCCCCTGTTTGTTGCACAAATGGCTTTTAACAAATAACATACTAGCTTCTTATGAGGCCGTTGACATTCGAGAAGAATCTCTAAATCTTTGTAATTGCAAAACGTATATAGATATACCAACAAATAAAAAATATGATTTAGTTTGCATGTTTGGAACTGTTACTTTTAATATTAATCATGATGTAGAGAAAAATAAACTATTATTGCATGAATTAGTTGCTGATAGCACAAAAGTATGCTCTAAGTATATTGTAATGACTGTATTTAAGGATGAATTTGTTAATAAAAGTCCATCTATTGTAAAAAAAATGTGTGTTGGTTTTTCTAAAAATGAAATTAAAAATATGTTTAATAATTATACTGACGACATTGACATTCAAGAAAGAAATGATTTAGACAAAGATGAATATTTTGTAGTAGTAAAATTGCCGATATAGATTTATTATGGCAAAGAAAAAGAATACAACCACAAAAAGCACTTCATCAGTAGAAAAAAATAGCGTTAAGCCTAAAAGAAAAGTGATGATTGCAACACCTGCATATGATGGCAGAATAGATGCATGGTATAATCACAGCATGCTCTTGACAGAAAGAGAATGTGTCAAAAATAATATTTTGATAGATCCTATTTATGTATGTTATGATGCTCTTGTGGAGAAGGCTCGTAATGATTTGTTTGCATATGCATACGAAAACAATTATGATGATTTAGTTTATATTGATTCAGATATTTCTTGGGATCCACAACAGTTTTTAAGATTACTCAGTCATCCAGTTGACTTCGTCGCTGGCATATATCCCAAAAAGTCAGAAATTGAAGACTTTCCAGTTAATCTAATTGGAGATATTACTATTCAGAATGGCCTAATGGAAGTTGCTTCTGTGCCAACTGGATTTTTAAGGTTGAGTAAAAATGCAATTAATATTTTGTGGAAAGCGTGCCCTCCATATACAATAAGTCAAGATCCAAAAGTTTTTAAGCATGTATTTCAGACCGGAGTTCTTGGCGGCAGATACATTAGTGAAGATATACTGACTTGTTTAAAATGGAGGGAGCTTGGAAATAAGGTTTATCTAGATCCTTTTATTTCTGTTGCTCACAGTGGACATAGAACATGGAGAAACAACTTTATGGATTTCTTGAACAAGAACACGGTTAGACAAGTTCCTCAATCTGCTGCTGCTGCTCAAATATCTCAGGCTCAACAAAATGCTTAGTGAGTAATTATTTTTAAAAATATAAGTAGGGAAACTTTTAGTTTTGTTTTAAAAAAATATGTGGAATATATATATCATATAATTATTCCAAAACATCATGTCGCTAAAGTAAATGATTGCTTTAGCAAAATATGTAAGACTAAGTCAAAACCCTTTTCTCATAATTTAGCATCAAAAAGTGTTTACAAAGCAACTCATGTTGCTGCATCTGGTATATCTGAAGAAGAGCTTAGGGTTTTTGAAATAGTTTTACAGCTTGATAGTCCAAATGTTTTTTGGTGGAAAGTTTCCGCTAAAAATGGAGTACTGGAAGACTGCAACGATGCTGATTGTTTCGTTTATTTGGGCGAAAAAACAGAGTACAAACAGTTGTTCAAAAAAGCAGGCTTCATTTATTTGAGTAAAGATGATGGGTAAATCAGGAAGACCAAAGAAAAAGTCAGATCTCTTTTTAGATCTCGAAGGCTTAAAGGAAGCGGTTAAGAACGTTACAATTACAGCCGCTGATGCTGGTCGTATTCCTAGTATAATTGAATTTATTGAGTCTGAAAAATATTTGGGGTTAATTCATAGAAAGCCCACTCCTATCGATTTATACCCTTTTCAGAGAATTATGTTAAAAGCTTTTTATGCTAATAGTGTTGGTAATGAAAATTTATCCCTTTCAGATGAAGAAATAAACTTATGTAAAGAAAATAACTTTGAAGATGAAGATATAAGTGATTTGTTTTTCAAAAAAGACAACGGAACCACAAAGAGCGAGCTGGTTCTTGTGTGGGGGCGCAGGAGCGGGAAAGACTTTATTGTTTCAATATTAGCATGCTATGAGGCAGCAAAACTTCTAGAAGCTCCTGAAGGAGACCCTTATAAGCTTTATGGTTTAGGTTCAGGAGCTCCATTCACCATTCTTACTGTTGCAAACAGTTCGGCTCAAGCTCAAGTTTTGTTTAATGAAATAAAAGATAAAATTATTAATAGTTCATATTTTGCTGATAAAATAGTTCCATCTGGAATTTTATCTGAACAAATTCATTTATTGACTCCTGCGGATAAAGTGCGAAATGCTGAGCTTGCCTCTCGTGGATTGCCTACCAGTCCTGGCTCTGTAATTATTCGTTGTGGTCACAGTAACTCTGATTCTTTAGCAGGTATTTCTTGCTATTGTTTATTGCTTGATGAAATTGGCTTATATAAGCAAACTGCTGGTAGTAGCGGCGGAGAAAGTATATACAGAACATTAGCACCTGCCACTGCCACATATGTACGCAAAGAAAAAGTGATTGATCCATATGGAGTGGAATCTACAAAAGACGTTTATGATGGTAAAATTATATGCATTAGTTCTCCTCGTGGTAAAGAAGGTGTGTTTTATGATTTATATAGGAAAAGTAGTGCAGTATCTCACAGGGTAATGTGCAAGCTTCCAACATGGAAGGTTAATCCAAACCAGACTCAAGAATTACTTCGTGAAAAATTTGCAAATATGACAGAAGAAGAATTCATGATGGAGTTTGGTGCAGAATTTAGTGGCACAGCTGGACAAACTTTCTTTACAAGAGATATGGTTGAAAAGGCATTTAGTAACAATTTGCATCTCAAAGATCACGGCGAGGCTGGCTTTACCTATTTTTGCCATTTAGATCCAGCAACTTCTTCTCACAACTATGCTCTTTGTGTTGTCCATAGAGAGCTTTTTGTAAATCCAGAAACAAATAAGATGGATTTTAAAGTAAAGGTAGATCATTTGAAGTATTGGCAGCCTGCAGAGGGAAAACCAATTCTTACAGAAGAAGTTGATAATTACATTATTAGTTTGAGTAAAAAGTATAATTTTGAACTTGTTACTTTTGATCAATGGAACTCCCAACACAGCATTGACCATCTTAAAAAACATAGTGTTCCAGCAAAAATGACTAGATTTACAAAAAGATATAAAATTATTATATATGATAATTTATATGACTTATGTTCTGCCGGTAGACTTGATATTCCAGAGCATGATTTATTAAAAAATGAAATGTTGTATCTGCAGCGCAGATATACCCCAACTGGATACCGTGTTTTTGCTAAAAAAGACGGCTTGGTAAAAACAGATGATGTTGTAGATGCTCTGGCTGGTGCAGCTTATTCTTGCATGAATGACACTATGACAAGATTGCCTCAAGGAAAATTAGTTAGATTATCAGTAAATCCTGTAGGAGAAGATGTTGTCTTTAGAAGCATGTCAGGAGTTCCTATTGGCAATACACTTCAACAACAAAAATGGAGCAAAAGGTTTTAAAAATGTTTAATTTAAAAAAATGGGTCAAATCTTTGTTTTCTGAAAGTGATAATGTAAAAACAGCTAGTTTAGCTTCTGATCTTGATCAGCATAGAAAAGATCAGGGCACTGGAATATCAGATGTCCCAGAAATAGCTGAAGCAGTATTGGATAGAGTCGAATCTTCTGATAAAGATGTGACTATCGAAGGCAAGATGAGTAAAGAAAATAAGTCTGATTCTCAGACTCTTGAAGCTCAAATGGATGAAAAATTAAAATATTCAATAAGAAAAAATGACAATATAAGAGAAGAGGTTCCTAGAATAAATGTTGCAACAGAAATGCATGATCAAGCTTATCGTGAAGCTTATTCAAAGGCAGAAAAAAATCTTACTAAGCAAAAAGATTTATTTGAAAAATATATAGGCAAAAAGGGTT